GCCCTCGATTTTGGTCTGATCTGCATCGGTCAGGGTTAGGCCAGAGATGAGCTTGGTTGTGAGACTGCTAGCAAGTTGAGCGCTTGCAGTGTCATAGTTATTCGCTGCCTCTGTTACAGCATCACGGAACTCATGGATCGTGCTGGTCGCGCTATCATAGGAGCTTTCCATCTGCGAAAGAGCGGACTGAATCTCAGTCTGATCGAGCGTCCCCGTACCGAAAACATCGTCAATCTTGTTTTCATTTACCTGCTGCATTGCGCCGGCTAAAGCAGCTACAGTCGTCACTCCAAGCGCAATTGCGCCCGTTGGAGACAGGAGATTCCCAATCAGCCGGAAGGCGCCACTTGCAATAGCCACTCCCGGTCCGGCAAGTGCCACTCCGGTAAGCCCCGAGACAAGCACGTCAAGTGTTCCGGGATCGAGGTTGGAAATCTCGTCCACAATGCCACCAATAGCGCCCATTGCATTTGACAGCGGGTCGGAAAGGCTTTCTCCGACGAGCTGCTGTAAACGCTCAATCTTGGACTTGAATGTCTCGATGCGTCCGTCCAGCGTGTTCATCATGGTCTCGGACGCATACTCGCCATAGCCCTCCGCCTCACCGTTCTTCATGGACTCATAAAGGCCATCCCACTGTTCCGACGCGCCTCGTAGGAGAGTCAGCGCTTCGGTGACGGTCCTCGTCCCGAACACGGTCTGAAGGATCTTCAGAGCGTCCTTGTTCTTCTCGATCTTGTCATAGCCGCCCGCGATCTGACCAAGGGCCTGATAGAGATCCTGGTAGGTTTCCAGTGTGCTCTTCAGCTGGCCCTTGTCGTCATAAGCACTGAAACCGGCTTCTGCCAGTTCCGCATTCGCGGCTGACAGTGCCTCATCGTTCATGATCTCCGAGGTTTCCTCACTGGTGGCGCCCAGTTCGGCCATAGCCTCCGTCGCTTTATCAGTCGGAGCGGCCAGACGAAGAATACTGTTCCGGATCAGCGTACCCGCATCGGACCCAACTGCACCTGCATTCGCCGTCACAGCGAGGAGTGTCATCAGCTCTTCCGTGCTGTCTGCGAACCGCATGGTGCTGCCCATCCGGAGCATCGCATCTCCGAACTCCTCAACCGTCGACGCGGAGCTGTTCGCTGCATATGTCCACAGGTCAATGAAATTTGTAATGCTCTTTCCGTCCTAATCGTACTAAATCCCGAGTCCATTCGCGGATTTCACGATGTAATTGACCGCATCGGAAAGATCGAGACCGCCGGCCTGTGCGAGCTGCATCGCAACCGGAATGCCGTTCATGATCTGATTGAAATCCCATCCGGCGTGGGCTGCTTCAGAGATAGCATTGCCAACATCGTCGGTATGGAAAATTGTCGTGGCTGCCCACTGTGTCGCCGCTGCGTCAAGCTGGGACATCGTGGAGGACAGCTCCTGCGTATTCCGTCCATACGTTGTGGAGAGTGCGACTTCCGCGTCCGCCATAGACTTCTCATAGCCGCGATAGACCTCGATTGACTGCTTCCCGAAGTCAATCAGCTTGTCACTGACCGGCTGCACAATCGACGCAATCTGAGCCAGGGTATTTCCGATATCGGAGAAACCGTTCCCGACTTTCGCGTTAATGACAATATTGGTATTTAATGTCTGAGATGACGATGCCATACGCTACCTCTCAAAACTTCCCGATGATCCGTCCTGTCCCGTCAGGGAACACAAAATAATAAACGCGGTCGCCCGCCTGATAAACCGTCTTGGAAAGTCCCTCAATGGTTCCGGTCAGCTTAAGAATCTCCATCGGCTGCATCGGCTGTGTTTCAATGCCCTTCTGGTCAAGGGACGCGACAATCCAGCCATCTGAGACCAGCTTCTTCAGCGTTCCGCGTTCAATCCGGGCGCCGCCCTCTTCCTGTCTCATGCCTTCACCTCATACGATAGTGTCGATGCATCGGTACAGTGTCACGGTTGACGTCTGATTCATGATATCGTGTCGCACCCCCGCCACGATCCACTCTCCGGCTGCATCGGTATCACCGGAAATGTCAAAGCGTTCCATCGCAGTAAAAGACGGCTGAAATTCACTTGAAAGAACCACGCGTTCGCTCGGAAGATTCAATGCGAACAGCTTTCCGCGCGCCCAGCGCCCCGCCTCTGCGTTCGTCATCGCGGGAAGGGAATGAAGGATAAGGGTTTCCGTTGCGTCGTCATCGGAGTCCCAGGCAGTCGCAGACGCATAGGGCGTCTCGACTGTCACGGACTTATAGCGAGCTCCTTCCCGGATGTACTGAAAGCCCCTCTGGCTGGAATAAAGCTCGATCTGCTTGGCAGCGGGCCGCTCCTGTGCGTACAGGACTCCGATTGCCTTATAGGCTCCGTTCTCGCATTTAAGGACAGCATTTTCCATTTCCAGATAGCGCGCAAGAAACGCGGCGCATCCTTCGTTCTCCCGTGTGATGTAAGTCACCGGAAGACCAAGGCTGAGGCCGTATGCCTCCGCGCTCATGCCGGATTCCGCCGCGCAGCGGTTCAGGATAGCTCCGGAAGTCTGCTTATAGAAACTTTCAAAGCCACGGTTCCGCGCTTCAAACGGGATAGACGAAGCCAGGATCCGGAACTTCCCATCCCCCGGGAAAATGTCGGAGACATACATCGCGCCACTGTCATAGCCATTGTCCGTGACGGAGATCAGGTCTCCCTTTTTTGGCCCCCAGCTGTACCATTTTCCTGCATTCTCGAAAACGGCTTCCAGGCTGTCACTCTTCTTCCATGCGTGGTCTCCAACCGTCAGAGAATCAATTACCACGTCATCTGTGATATCGGCGCCCTGGTAGAAAAGGTTCATGATTACTCACCCCGGTTTCGTCTCTGAATCACCCGGCAGATAGTCCCGTACAGGTGGTGGAAACGCCGGATTGTCAGTGTCAATAGGTCTGTGATCGACGTGTGCGTGACCATGCCTGCTTCAATTACTTTTTCAAGATACGCATCCGGCCGGCACGCGTCGCAGAGTTGAAAAAAAGCATTGCAAGCTGTATCCCCTCCAACGCGTCGGTCATTCCGATCCGCTCAAGAATGTCGCGCATGTCGAGCGCTTCCATCTCCTTCGATACGGCTTTTCCGAAAAGGGCCAGAGACTGACGATATGTGATCCGGTAAGTCTGTGTTGCGCTCCCGTCGCTGTCCATAGCGTCGATATAGTCAAGTCCGGTCAGCTTCGTAAAATCGTAGGAAAGGGATTCCAGCGTCTCGCCGCCTGCTTCAATCGGTGTTTCCAGTTCCAGAACCCCGCGGCCGTCCTTGATGGCTTCCAGCGCGTCCGCACTCCGCTTCTTCGCTTCTTCCATCCGGTTCTTCAGCTCTTCCGCGACTTCCTTCGCACTCTTCGGAGCGGTGTCTTCTGCTGCCTTCTTCCCGTCTTTCTCCGCTTCTGCTTCCATGTGTTCTCCTTATCAAAAAACGGGCCCCGAAGGACCCGCTTTTCCAGAATGGTTATTTCAGCATGTTCTGCACGACATCCGTGTACGTCTTGCCATTGTACTTGATGACGCCGGCCATCGCGTCAATCACCGTTGTCACCTTCCCGTTTACTTCTTCCTCGTACCGGAGGCAGGAGTACGTGTCGGTGCTGCCGTAAGGCGATCCGCTCTCAATGTCGCCTTTTTCGGTTTTGGTGTGGACACCGACCAGACGATACTTGACGCTTTCGTGCTCGATTGCACCACCTGCGACGTTGTAGCGCTGGCGGACGGTCCGGAACTCGTGATGGTGGAGTCCCGGAACCCCGAGGCGGTCACTGTTCACGCCGTTGTTGTGCGTGATCGTGTACTCCATCGCTTCCAGATGGGTGATATTCGGCATATCCACGTCCATCACCATACCGGAAGAAGAAATGGTGTCCGTCGGGTGGGAAATGGTCGGAAGACCGACCTTCGTGACATCTTCTACAATCGCGCCACCGTCAAGGAGTCGATGATCCTCAACGTTGTTATATACTTTCTTCGGCATCTGCTCTCATCTCCTCTCTCAAGATTCGCTGTCCGCAAAATAGGTGACGAAACCGTCATCTGTCCAGCTGACAATGGCTGTCATCGACTTCGCAAGCGGTGTTGTCGTGACATTGAACGAGAACGTGAAGTCGCCGTCCAGAAGATCACTCTTTGCGTCTGCGCTGGAATCCGCGGAAACCTGACCATAGATCAGTGCACCGATATTCAGCAGCGCGTCAAGACGTGCCTGTTCCTCGGAGACAATGGTCTTGATGTCGTTCGGCGTGGTTGGCTTGTCAATGTCAAGCATCCGGCGGGCCTGGAAGTCGTTGCTGATGTAGTACAGCATCATCCGGTTCGTCTCCGCGACATTGATGTCTGTTCCGTTCGACTGGTCATAATCCGCGCTGTGCGCGCCCCAGATAGCCCAGCGTCCGCCGATGTAAGCCGCACTGGCAATTCCGTTCTTGTTCAGCTTCTCGTTGATCACAGCGTCGTCATACACGCGATCCTCGTAAGCTTCGCCAAGGTACAGGTTCTCAATCGCGCTGCAAGACGTGTTACTTGCCGTGTGATACGGAATCCCATCCTGCGCAAGAAGAAGCTCCTGGAAGTTCGCGGCAGCCAACACGGAGAGATGGTACTTCTTTCCGTCCGTCCCCTTCGCCATCGGGAAATAAACGGTCTCATTTTCCCTGTTGTAGCCGTTCGCATCCTTGAACTTCTTGACGGTATCAAGCGTGACTGCGGTTCCATCAGTCGTCACAATCGGGAGATCAACGAACATGTAAGCATCCCAGTGCTTGTTGATCTTCTTCGTGTTTGCTGCCATCGCAGCATGAACAGCCGGGATGGAAGAGAAGCCCGGTGCAACCACAAAGGACGGGGTATAGCCGGTCAGCGGATAGACGCTGATCAGTGCATACACGCCCTTATTGAGGCCCATGCCGTCCGTCGAACCGATCACGTCTTCGGCCGTCACCTTGGACGGGTCAACCGTACTGTACGTGATGGTCAGGTCCGTCGTACCAAGCGCGCCGTGAGACAGCTCCGTCAGGGTCAGGGTCTTCCGATCGATACTGTAGGACAGGGAGAAGTCAGTTCCCCTTTTCTTCTCGACCTCTCCGGACTTCACAACAACGGTGTCCTGAATGATGCTTTCCGCCTCCGGAATTGTCACGACTCCGTTCTCCGGCTTCTTCGTGATCGATCCCGCCTTGTCGGCCTTATGCTTCGCCGGGTCCAGCACATTGATGAAGATGAGCGGGCCGACGCCCTTTGACTCAAAATGAACACGCATCGCCTCGCAGAGCGTATAGCTTGCAAAGTCGTCGGAATAGCCGAACTTGCTTCTTGCTTCTGCGATATTGTTCACCACGATCGGCGTGTTCACGTTGCTTGCACCGCCCACGACAGTATGTACCGGAGCCGTGCCGATGTACACCATAGCGGCGGGGCTGTTTGTGGCGGCTTTCGACCCGACTGCGTTAATCTGGCCGTAGGCGCCATGCTTGTAATCAGCCATTTTTAGTCCTCCTTATGAGAGTAAATCTTGAATTTTTGAATTGTGCCCTTCGTCGGCATGACCGCCGAAAACGACATTCACAAAGCCGTAATAGAGTGGACGCTTGTCAACGATATAGCTCTGATCCGTATACAGGCTATAAGTGATCGTGTCCTCCTGAACCCAAAGATCCGTGTTCGGAATCACCCGGTCGCGGAGCAGGCATTCGATGCAGTCATCCATCCAGTCGAGGAGTGCGTAGAAGCCGGTCTCTGTCCCTTCCAGCAGAAGAGATACATCGGTTCCCTTCCCCTTCTCTCCAATTGACTCGACAAAACCGGGAAGACGGGTTCCGGGTTCATAGAGGCAGAAGAGAATGCTGACTGCGAGATGCTGCCCCATCATGGAAGGACGGTGCACGTTGTTGTACCGGTCGAACCGACGTTCTTCCATGTACTTCGCGTAGGTCTGGTTCGGCATGACAATAATGCATGGACAGACGTTCGAGACGTCCTGTGCATTTTCAGAGATGAAACCGTTCACGCTGTCAATCTTATCCGGCGCCCAGCCCATATAAACGGTCGGCTCCCGCCGGATAATCTGGTCAATCTTCATCCCCGGCGCCGGTGCTTTCATCTCGCGTCCTTCGCACAGGTTCTTTTCTATCCAGATCTTCAGCTTTCTCAGCCGCTCCGTTGTCCTCATTCGTATGCCCTCGGATCGTAAGAAGTTAAGGTGATGCCGTATACGCCCGCATTATGTACCACATCGAGCACGCGCATCTGCTTTTCGTCAAAAATGACATGCGTGTTCGGTTCCGGTCTGCCGGGGAAGCCTTCAACTGGAACATGGATCAGGATTGTCCGCGTGTTGTTATCCCAGGAGATATCATTGACGTTGTTGTTCTTCCGCTTTAAGGCTTCTTCCTCATCCGGGACACAAAGGATTTCATTGCCGTTCCAGTAATGCGTTTCCGCGAAGTGATCCGGATTCTCAAATACGCGTGCAATGTCGTCATGAATCCGGTCCTTCAGCGACATATCACGCGTCCTTTCCGGCTTTTGTGGAAGCGGCCTTCACCGGTTTTGCCGGTGTTTCTGTTTTCTCCGGAAGGACTGCAAGGCCCTGTTCAATGAGTCGCGCGGCATAGCTGGCATTGAACTCCGCTGTTTTTCCGCACTTCACAAGCAGCACTTTCACTTCGTCTTCCTCCTTCCCGTTTTCTTCTCAGAAGATACGATTCCCTCCATCACGTCGATTTCGGGTTCTGCACTTTTGTCAGCTCTCTCAGACGGTTCTGTCTGCTCCTCCGGCGAGGGACGGTCCTCAAAGATAGCATGAGCGCCAAGAAGCCATTTACGCTCCCCGGCGCTCAGCGTCTCTTCGATTACTTCGCCCGGAACATACAGACGTCCGTTCAGCTTGACGTAATGCTCCGCAACGTACATGTGTCAGCCTCCTCAAGCCTGCGGCAGAACCGTCGCCACACACCAGCCGTCCACGTTGGCCGGAACAATGGTCGGGCAGGAGGTCAGGCGGTTCTTGATCGCGTTGCCATCGATGGAACCGTACCGCAGCGGGACTTCCTTGCGGATGTAGGTCTTGTGCTGCGCGTTCGCGCCCGTCTCCTCGACCTGCGTGACCGGGCCGTGGTAGATATTGAGAACGCCACGACTGCCCGCGATGAGTGTGCCTTTCGGAAGGAACGGTTTCACCTTACCGTCATCATCGACGAAGGTTCCGGACATCGAATACATCTCAACGCCGTCACTGTTCCACCCGATAAAGCGGAGGCCGGAGCCACGGTACTCGCTGTTCAGCTTGCCCATGTCGATATTCCGGCCGTCAAACAGGCGGATGTAGTTGCTGTTCTCACGGATCGCAGACGCCACATCCGGAGCCATGACGATCATATCGACGTAGCCCATACCGTCATAGACCAGATCAAAGATGGAGTGCATGTCATCATCAATCTTGGCGCCGGACTGATCCCAGGTTGTCGCCGGTGTGAACTTATTCGTGAAACCATAGTCCGCGATCATGGATGCCTCTACGCCGCGCCCCTCGTTCGTGTACGTGAAGACGGACAGCTTGCCCGTCAGAAGAACCTGACGCGTCATCCACTCACGACGTCTCTGAATGGCTTTCCGCATGTCCATCAGGTCCTGCGCAAGCATCTTCTTCTCACGCTCCTGCGGTGTCATCGCGCCTAAAACCTGCTCACCGAACATGCGGCCCTTCAGATTCTGGTCTTCAATGATGCGTTCCGGCGCAATGCAGCAGAAGCCGATTTCCCGTGTCTCGAATCCGTCACGGTCCATCAGAACGCCGCCGGTTCCCGGATGCACCGTCGGAGCCATCCGGCGGCTGCCTTTGCGGTAATCGTAGATTGCCTTGTCGTCTTCAACCAGACCTGCTTCATGTCCGAAGAAGTCATACAGCACGCTGTATTCACGCGGCATTTTATCGATGGCCGCAAGCTGTGCTCTCGTCGAATAGATATCCATCTGCTTACTCCTCTCCGCGCTTTATCACGCGCCCTTGACTGTGTTCGTAAAGGTCTCCGCGGATTCCTTCTTGTCGAACACGATGTTCTGCCCACGAAGAACGGCCTTGCTCTCCGCTGTCAGGCTTGCACCCGCGGCCAGCTTCACCGTGCCGTCAACAAAGATACCAGCACGATAAGCTTTCGCGTCCTCCGCGACCGCTGTCGATCCGGATGCCGGAGCCTCCCCTGTGCTGACGTCCTCGGCCAGAACGACGAGCATATTTGATGCTGTCACCTGGGCTGTCGCCGCCGGTGCGTAAAGTCCGTCGGCTCCACGATACAGCAGAGTCCCCGCCGTCAGTGCGCCATTTCCGGGCTTGCACGGAACAGAGATCACATCCGCGCCTTCCGGGTCGGCCAGCAGATTTGCATACGTGCTTGTACCAATCACGCCATAAAGATCACTCATGGTCTGTCCTCCTCATCAATACATGCTGTTGTCGCCGTTCGCGACGTACTCAGAAGCATAACGGGCCATATCGTCCGCATTGGCCTTCAGAGCCTGCTCCTCTGTTTCAAGTCCGGTCTCAGCGGCTCCGCCGCGGACGTCTTTTGCCGGTGCGGTTTCTGCCTTCCTAGCCTCCATGAAGTCGTGCCCCTTCTGTTTCATCGCGGTCACAACCTGTTTCTGGAAGTCGAGCGCCGACGTGCTGTCCGCTTTTGCTTTCTCAGCCAGGTCTTCATAGCCCGGCATGGTCAGCGCGTCGATGTCGGAGAGGCGTTCGCGCTCTTCACGGACGGCCGCGTCCTGAATCTGCCGGAGAAGATCCGGATTTTCATCGCGGAGCTGTTCCAGAGTGAGATCTTTGAGTTCCATTGTCTGTTCCTCCTTTTTTTCAGTGTCTGTATGAGAAGGTTTCCCACTCTGGGGACAACCGTTTCCCACTTTGTCTTCCGGCTTTTCCTCCGGAGCCTGTTCGGTGATCTGTCCGGGGATGTCACCGTAAAGGCGTTTCATGAGCGCCATACTCTTTGGCGAGACGGAAGCCACTGCCTTTTCGGTCTCAAGTCGTTCATCGCAGAAGCCGTTATCCACAGCCTCCTTTGCGGTGAACCAGGTCGTCGCGTCCATCCAGGACTTAATCTGGTCCGTGCTCTTTCCGGTTCTTGCCGCATACATCTCGTGAAACTGCTCCTCCATCTTGTGAAGATGTTCCACTGTCTCTTCCAGCTCAGACGCGTTCCCGACTGCAATGGTCATTGGATTGTGGATCATGAACTCGCTGCCGTCCGCAATCACCACATGCGCTTCCGGGATGGTGACGAACAGTGTTGCTGCACTGGCGCACAGCCCTTCGATCATCACGCGGACAGACTCGAAACCGGCATTGATGATCATGCTCCGCATTGCAATCGCCGCGTAGACCCCACCGCCACCCGAGTTGATCCGGATGTTAAGGCGCTTTGCTCCTGCCTCCTTCGCGGCTTTCAGAGCTTTGTCAAAGTCGGTCGGCGTCGTCTCATCTCCCCAGTACTGCTCATCCGCAATCTCGCTGTAGATCAGGACTTCCGCGTCCTCTTTCTTTGGATCGGTCTTCATGGTGAAGCGGAGACGATAGCTCTCGCCCGTGCTCATCACCACAGTTGATTTCCTCATGTCTTCTCCTCCGCCTCCTCGGTCTCTTCTTCACTGTCTCCGGCTTCTCCCAGTCCGGACGTTTCTGCATCTTCGCCCAGCATTTCCCGTGTCACCGCGATTTCCTTCTTTCGCTGACGCACATTCGCAGACCAGTCGTTGCCATTGTACTCGGACGCCTCCTGCTCCTGCGTCGTGATGTTGTTGGCGATACGCGCCGCCGCGGCGTTCACTTCTTTAAGCGGATCGACGTGTCCCATGCTCGCGCCCATCCAGACACAGCCGCACCAAGCCTGCCGGACAGCCGGATCGTCGAAAAAGCCGGGCGCGTCAATGCGTCCGGTCGCCACGGCCTCGGAAAGCCACTGTTCATAAATCGGCTGGTTAAAGCCATTATTGAATCGTGTCCGGTAAACCCGGACCGTCCGCCAGAAGTCCAGCAGAGCCGCGCGGGCGGCAGTGTAATTGCTCTCATACTTCTTGATAAGCACTTCTTTCGGAATGCCCATCGAAGAAGCGATGACGGTAATGCACGTGCTGACGAAGCTCTCGAACTGAGCATTGCTTCGGAGCGGGTTCACCGTTGCGATTTTCTTGCCAGGAGGCAGATTGTAGATGGCGCCTGGTGCAAGCTCTAACTTCAGGTCATCGTCCGTTACCTTGTCATCTTCATTGACCGCATCTTCGAGTCCGAACTTTCCGTCATCCTCGTCGCTCTCGATGAAGCATGTCAGCATAGCGGACACGACATTTGCGGCAAGCTCAGAGTTCATATAACGCGAGAACTGCTTTAGCGCTTCGATCTCCGCGGCCACAAATGGAACGCCTCGTCTCTGCTCTGGACGCTCATAGGTCATTACATGCAGGATGTTTGGATAGCCCGTATCCTTCCCGAATGCCTCGACAGCTGTCCAGACAAGCTCTGACGTATTGCTGTCGGCCAGTGGGCTTTTTGACGCCACATGATAGCGGACAACGGCCCCTTCCGGGTCGATCTCCACGCCGTCCACGATCCTATTTCCGTTCTCCGCGTCCTGAGCAATACTGTCACCGGATGAATCCGGTGTGCAGATCCGGTCTGCTTCGAGAAGCCGGACTGTTGTCTGGTAGGGCGTCCGCTTGTTTTCTTTCATGCCGAACAGTGCGAACACGTCACCGCTCATCAGCATAGAGAGAAAGGCGAGCTGCTGCATTCCGTAGAAATTCTGCTGCCGCTCCGCGTCGCACATCGGGTTATCGGCCCACAGACGGAGCTCCCTGAGAATGTTCTGTTCGGCCTCCTGGCATTCCTCGTCGCTCATTCCAAGAAAGTCACCATCAATCTTTGGCTTCGGCTGGATGCCCCAGCCGATCACGGACGTTGTGAGCGACTGCGGACCGGAACGGGCGAGTCCGCCACCCGTGTACAGGTCACGTGCCCGCTGTCTGAGCTTCGCGGAGTAGAGATCAATGTCATCCTCCGCGTCGCCTGACTGGATCAGCCACCCGGCCAGACTGTTTAAGGTCTGGCTGGCCCCGTGGCTCCCGTAGGACATTCGCGGCGATGCGGATCCTGGTCTCGCACGTCCTCTCTTCAGCTCAATATCGGCGCGCTTCGACGCCTTCTTCTTCTTTTTCTTTGACATGTATCAAAGCTCCTTACAGATCACGGGGAACGACGCGCGCCACCTGAGTCGAACGCGCCTGACCCGACAGGACTTCCACCATATCGCTGTATTTCTGAATCAGCTTTTCCAGCTCTTCAACGTCAAGCGCGGTGAACTCACGTGTTCCAATGCGGTAACTCTGCGCCTGACCGCTGATAAGATCGTGGAGAGCGGTCTTGCACAGATCAAGCATTCCCTGCGCTTCGGTCAGTGAATAAGCATATTTCAGTGACATTCGAGCACCCCTTATATCTGAATCCCCCGGCTGACGATTCGCTTTTCCCTTCGGTGGGTTTCCTCTGTCCGGGTGATCACAACCGGTTCTTCCTCTTCGCCGGAAAGCGTCTGCTCCAGCTTGTCGAAGTTCCAGTTGAAGTAACGATAAGCTGCCCTCGCGTAATTCCGGCAATCAAGCGGTTCATTTCGTTCGTGAATCTTCTCCCATCCGATGACGCTCCGGCCATTCCGCCGATGCATGATCATGCGCTCGGAGATAAGGCCCTTGAAGAACTCCCGGTCATAGCCTGTCCGGAAGTCTTTCGGGAAATGCATGTACCCCGGCCCTGGTGTCTCGATACCGGCTTCATACATGATGCCGCTTTTGCCGTCGTCAACGCCGATGACAAATGCGATACCAGAGTAGCCTTCGGGCCGCTTCATCTGGCGGCAATACTGCTTCCCCTCACCGCCTTCACCTTTAATCGGCCAGATATGGCGTGTCCGCCTACGCGAGCATTGCTTGTAAATGTCGGTCGTAAAGTGACCGCCGGAGTCGATGAAGGCCGCGAGGATCTTCATCTTCATCCCGTTCTTCAGCTTCCACTCGCGGTCGAGAAGGCTGTCCACTTCCTGCCAGACACCCGGTGCATCGGCGCGCCCGGGAATGACGCCTCGGTTGATGCCCCAGCTCTGCCCGTCACGGTCCCAGCCAACCACCTCGTACTCAAGACGGTTGTCCTGTGTGTCAATGCCCATGGTGAGCACCAGAACTCCCGTCGGGACTTCTGCGTCATAATGCTCACGGCGCGTGTAGAGCTTTCCGTCGAGTCCGCTGCTAATCTTCACTTCCCACGTCTCACCGAGCACGGTGTTCGTGAAGACCTTCAGCTTCTCCGGATCCTTTTTTGCCTTGAGGAAGTTCCAGACAATTTCCTTCCAGTCAGACCAGGGAGACATGAAAGCATTAAGGCGGAACGAGCGGATACCGTTCTCGATGGCCTTCGGGTTCTTGCTGACCCATTTTGCGGGCTGCCTTTTTGCCTGGTGCTCAGGGATCACCCGTTTACAAATCGGACACTGCCAGCCGACAGATGTCACCTTGTAATCCGTGTCTCCGTGCTCATTCTTAAACTCCTCTTTCTCAAACTTGATATTGTTAAAGCGGATATAGCTGAACGCGTGGCAGTACGGACATTCTGTATGCCACTCTTCCTGCGTACCGTTCATATAGTCCGCCTCAATCTTGCTCTGTCCTTTGATGGTCGGCGTCGAGGTCTTTACGATCTTGCGGTTCCACTTGTAGGTTTCAGTTCGACGTTCGGCCAGCTTGATCGGATCACCTTCGGTTCCGGCGGATGCCGGAAAGCGGTCTGTCTCGTCCATGAAGATATAGCGGACCGGTTTTGATGAAAGATCCGCCGGACTGTTCGCGCCGATGATGGCAACGCTTCCACCGGGGAAGGTCTTCATAGAAACCGTATTCGCCGCGTCCCGGCTTCTGGCCTTGTAAACCTTACTTCGCAGAGTCGGGCAGGCCGCAATCATGGGCGCAATCCGACGCTTTGAATAGTCCTCGGCGACTTCCTTCGTCGGCTGAATGTAGAGGATCGGTCCGGGATCGTTGTCAATCGCGGCGCCCATCATGTTAAGTTCCATCTCTGATTTTCCGACCTGTGCAGATGCCATGATAATGATCTGCCAGACGCCACGCTGTGTGAAGCTGTCCATGATTTCACGCTGATAGGGTGCCCGGTCTGTACGCCACGCTCCCGGTTCCGCACTGGTCTCCGTTCCCAGGACTCGGTTTGCATCGGCCCACTCTGAAACTGTCTGCTTTTTCGGAGGACGGAACATATTGAACGTATAGTGCGCCAGTTCGCCAACTGCGCGCGCTTCCAGTTCACTCTCCGTCGGAATCCTCGTCTTCTTCTTCCTCATCGTCGCTGTCCGTCCCCTTACCGTCATCATCAAAGACCGCATAAGCGGGGAGCGGCGTGTCCGCGATGTTTTCCAGGACGCCCCGGATCTCGGTATCGAGAATATCCCGGATCGCCTCGATGCTGTCTACCATGTGCAGCGAGGGCGCGACTTTATATGGCAGATGCAGGAAATTCTGCATCACCGTGTTTGCCACATCCCCCCACAGGCGCTTTGCGTCCTGTAGATCAATCAGCTCGCCGCGCATCCGCTCGACTTCAAGCCGGGTCTTCTCGGTCTTCACCAGCTCATGACGTGCTTTCACTTTGTCGAGGTCATCAATCCCGCTCATCTCATGCGAGACGTTGTACTGCACCCATCGCTGGACAAAGAGGCCAAGATCATACTTTCCGTCCTGAGACGGAACAAACAACTTCTGCTCATCCGGAAGGCTCCGGTCAATATCGTAAAGCCGCCGATACGTGTATCCGGCCACCGACGCCAGCTCTTTTTTTGTCATGGTCAAACCAGCCATGCTTTACCCCTTGCTGCAAGCTGCCGCAATTCGGCGCTCGCATTCATGCCGGACTCTGGCCTGCATGTAAGTTGCGATGTCGTCTTGCACATCCGGCTTGCTCCGATTAAGCGGCATCTGCGGAACGGCAATACCCACAACCCGCATCACGGGGAGACGTGATTTTCCGGCACGGGTCCAAACGTTCTTTGAAAACCCTGCTTTCTTTGCTGCGGTGTTTCGGAAAGGCGGCTGTCCGCCATAACTCGACATACGCTCCGGGAGTGTTGAAACCCCGGAGGTCAGAATCTTCGCCTTAATTCTGTATTTCTTGATTTTCCATCCGCGCGCGCCGCCTGTCGCCTTAAATCCTGTCCCGATCCCCAGACGTTTTCCACGGACAGGGATCACGCAGCCAAGGCCCCCACCAAAACCAGAGGAGATCTGAGCGCCCTGCACAGCCGCGCCGATATCACTCTTTTTGGGTAGATACTTCTTCGGAATGTCCTGTTTCAAAATTTTTCGGACGTGTCCCGGAACGCGACGGAAAACACTTGCCATAGCCCTCTCAAACTGATCCTGTGACATCTGTGCCCGGAAATGATCAAGATCCTGCATCATCTCTGTTGCATCAATCTCAAGAGAAATGCCCGGGTTACTTGCCATCGCTTACCACCTGTACTCTCTTCCCGTCGTCCGGTCCCGGAGAGCAAGGCATCCGACAATTTCAAAACCAGTGATGCCCGCGATGTCGTAAAGCACCCGCATCACGTCCATCACCTGCCTCGGCACTGCTTCGGGATCCGGCACGGGCCGTCTGATATTTCTGTCGTCCATCTAACGTCTCCCAGTGCCCTGAAAAATTCCACAACAAAACCGCCTGCTTATAAAGCAGACGGTTCCGTCCAAGAAAAGAGAATAAAGAATTATGGAAAAGGAGGGTGTATCCTTTTTTCCTGATACCATATTAACATGGGTTTCCGGAAAAAAGTTAAGATTTTGTAAGATCTTTTATCACATCTCCACAAAATCAGGATAAAGTTCAGCGAAGCGGGCCAATGCTTCCCGGTGAAGCGCGCACGCATAATGATACACATAGCTCATTTCATGAGAGACCTGCACCATATTTTTTCCCTCGACGTAAATCTTATGCAGAATATCGCGAAGTTTTGGTTCTGGCACATCTGCGATCTGGGAAGACCGAAGTCTTACTTCTTCCTGCATCTGACGGTTCGCGTCATAGAGGGAAAGAAGCTGAGCCCGGAACTCATCGGTGCTGTCAATCAGCCGCGCCACCTGATCGGAAAGCGCGTCATGCGCGGATGTCTGAACCCGGTCGCCATCATAAGCAATTCCACGAAGGGAGAGAATGCTTTCCCGCATGATCAGAATTTCCTGGTTGATCCGGTGAATGGTTTCTTCGTTTGCATGGATCTGGTATTGTGCTTTCCGGATCCCCATGAGATAATCTTTTACCTTTTCCATCTGCTCCTCCGTGTCTGTTAGCGTCCGGTGCTCCCGAAACCGTTGCATCCCCGCTCCGTATCTTCCAGTTCGTCCACCTGCTCAAGTGAGAAGTTTTCGCAAGGCTGAATCACAAGCTGCACAATTTTATCCCCGCGCTGAAAGACGTAATCTGTAGCTCCCAGATTGTACAGCTTCGCCACAATGGATCCGGTGTACCCACTGTCGATCACGCCTCCAAGCGATACGATACTCTGCCTGACATTTAATCCTGACCGTGACTCCAGCTTTCCGAAAAAGCCATTCGGAATTGCCATATGCACACCCGTATCAATACAAG